GTTCCTGACCAAGTAACTCCGTTTAAGTTCTGAGTAGTATTACTAGTTACTTGAGTCCAAATAATACCATCTGGGCTAGTTGCGATTAATCCGACGTTGCCAACTACAACAATCTGAGTCCCGGACCAAGTAATTCCCGGCAAATACCACGAGGTGCTTGATTTCTGAATAGACCACGAGATACTATTTACACTGGTTAAGATCATTCCGCCG